AGTCCTCCCTCTCCACTAACTCTGAGTCCACTGAAGACACCCCGATGGATCAGGTTGTTCAGCCTGATCGTCCTGACTGGCTACCTGAGAAGTTCGAGTCTGCGGAGGCAATGGCTGCTGCCTATGCGGAGCTGGAGAAGAAGATGGGCGGAGGCACGCCCGAACCTGAGGAGCCTGAGAAGTCCGAGGAGTCCGAGGAGCCCACCCTCACCTCGGACACGCTGGCGAAGTACAGCGAGAAGTATTTCACGGACGGGCTAGGTGAGCAGGACTACGCCGAGCTGGAGAAGATGGGCATCTCCCGCGAGCTGGTGGCTCAGTACGCCGCCGGCATGGAGGCCCTTCAGGATCGCCAGACCCAGTCCGCCTACCGCATCACTGGAGGGCAGGACAACTACGAAGCCATGGTTCAGTGGGCCGGCCAGAACATGACCGAAGCTCAGGTCATGGAGTTCAACCAGTCGGTGGCCGGCAGCGACCCCGCCAAGATCGAGATGGCCGTCAAGGGGCTCTACGCCCAATACCAGCAGTCCGAAGGCAAGGAGGCGAACCTTGTCCAGGGATCGACCAGCAGCTCTGGCGAGGGGGTGTTCCAGTCCACTGCCGAGCTGATGCGGGCCATGCAGGACTCTCGCTACGAGAAGGACGCCGCCTACCGCAACGAGATTATTCAGCGACTTGCAAGGTCTAGCGCCCTCTGATGTGCTAGGCTTTTTGTACGAACTTCTGCCGCTAGACCCAGGGCCGGTTACGACCGACAACCTTGACGCCGAAGGTAAGCAGTCCGACATCTTCCTTTTCCTCTGTCTCTCTAACCAAAAGTAGATAGCTATGGTTCTCAACAGCATCTCTTTCGGCGGTCAGAATCAAGGTTCGGGTGCTTGGTCCGGGACCTTTGAAACTCAGAACGCCCTCTTCCTCAAGGTCTTCGGCGGCGAGGTGATGGCTGCTTTCGAGAAGTACACTGTGACTTCCGACAAGCACCGCATCCGCTCCATCTCCAGCGGCAAGTCTGCCCAGTTCCCCTTCACTGGCCGTACCACGGCTCGTCGATTCAAGCCGGGTTCTGACATCCTTGTCGATGACGCCCAGTCCATCGGCGCTGGTGCGGGTCAGGCGCTCGTCACTCCTAAGCTCCTCGGCCAGATCAAGGCGTCCGAGAAGGTCATCAACATTGACGACCTGCTCATTGCGACTTGCTTCATCGACGAGCTGGATCAGGCCAAGTCGCACTATGACTACCGGGGTCCCTTCAGCCGCGAGCTGGGGCGGGCGCTGGCGTTCGAGTTCGACACCAATGTCCTGAAGACGGCGCTCAAGTCTGCCGCTGATTCGACCGCCCTTACCGACCCGTTCGCTACCTCGCAGCACATCACCAACGCTGCGGCGGGGGCCACCATCACCTCGGCTGAACTTCTGGACGCTATCTACACTGCGGCCAAGGGGTTCGACGAAAAGTATGTGCCTGAGGATGGTCGCTTTGTGTTTGTCCGTCCGCAGGAGTATTACGCTCTCGTCAAGGACACCCAGAGCGGTAACGGCACCGCGCTTCTCCACCGGGACTACGCCGGCGGCGAAAGCAACGGCTCGTTCACCGAAGGCTTCGTGCTGAAGGCGGCGGGCATGACCGTGGTCAAGACTCCGCACCTTCCCGGGACCGACACCCGTTACGACACGGACGGCGCTGGCGGTGGTACGACCTACCTCGATGCCAACCCTGGCGAGAACAACGACTATCAGGACAACTACGCCAATGTCGCTGCTCTCTGCATGCACCCCGAGGCCGTGGGCACGGTCAAGCTCAAGGACCTGACCATGGAGTCCGAGTACCAGATCCGTCACCAGGGTGACCTGATGGTCGCCAAGATGGCGTGCGGTACTGGCGCTCTCCGCCCTGAGTGCGTGGCTCGCATCGACCTCTGATCGTCGCTACCTAGGCTTCTGGGGGGAGGGCATTCACTTGCTCTCCCCCCTTCTTCACTTCCCATCATGCAAGCCACCAGCTACCTCCAAGCCGTCAACCAGATGCTGTCGATGATCGGGTCGAGCCCGGTCAGTAGCCTCACTGGGTCCACCTCCGCCGACGCTGCTGTCGCACAGGACATCCTGAGCGAAGTGTCCCGGGAGATTCAGTCTGCCGGCTGGCACTTCAATACGGAGTACGAGGTCGAGCTGACTCCTGACGCCACCACCAGCTACATCGAGCTGTCGCCCTCGATCCTGCGGGTGGATGTCGAGCCTGAGCATGCAGGTGAGCTGGACTGCGTGCAGCGTGGCCTGAAGCTGTACGACCGCAAGGGCCACACCTTCAACTTCTCCGAGTCCGTCAAGGCCACCGTGGTGTACGCGCTGGACTGGGACTCGCTGCCCCAGCCGGCAAGGCACTACATCGCCACGCGAGCTGGCCGGGTGTTCTGTGACCGGATGATCGGGGAGGGGGACCAGCACTCCTTCAACATGCTGCAAGAGGTGCAGGCTCTGGCATCGCTGCGGAACTTCGAGGCGCAGACTGGGGACCACTCCATCTTCGACGCTTACGACACCTTCCGCATCGTCAACCGGATGGGTTCCCCTAACAACTACTGATGCTTGTCTCCCACTCCGTGCCGGCAATGACCGGCGGCATCTCGCAGCAGCCGGCATCTCTGCGGTTCCCGGACCAAGCGGAGGACATCAAGAACGGGTGGCCGTCCCTTACCAAGGGGATGCAGAAGCGCCCGCCCTCGGACCTGTACGGCCAGCTCTTGGGTCCTGACTGGGACATCAACACCGACGACCCTGCCTTCCACTTCGTGGACCGGGACTCGACGGAACGGTATCTGGTTTCGGTGTGCGAGAACGACGGGGACGATGAGCGGCTGCGCGTTCACAACCTGCTGACCGTAGCCGGCGGCAACATCTCCAAGGCCAATGTGCGGTTCAGCCGTTCGGCCTACAACTACCTCGACGCCACCAGCTCTGATGCCTACAGGTTCCAGACCATCGGGGATGTGACCTTCGTGGTGAACCGCGAGAAGACTGTCGCCATGTCGTCTCGCGTTGAGCCTACGCGGACTCCGCAGGCCATGCTGTTCGTTCGGGCCACGCTCTCCTCCTCTTCCCATGAGGATGTGATCGTGACTTTCAACGGCGCGAGTGCCGGTCCTATTCACGATCCTGACGCTTCAACTACTGCGCTTGCCGCCAACATCTACGCCGCGCTGACTGGAGGAGATGTCAACGAAGGTAGTTGGACGATTGACCACCACGCCAACAAGTTCCTGCAAACCGGACACCAGCTGACAGTCGGCAAGGCGATTAGGTTTAGCCTTGTTTCTGGAAGTGCATGGTTCCAGTGGACTTATTTCGAACAACAAGAATACGCGAATGGAGCCGTCGATACGCACAAAGTCATTGCAACTGGAAATGTAGCCAAGACTTTTTATGTCGTAGCCACCGGCAGCAACTGGGTCAAAGTTGCAACCGAGCCGGGAGGCGAGGCGATCAACCTGAGGGATGTCGCTACCACTAGCACCTTCGGCGTGTCTGTACTGGGCACGAACACCCCTCCCACTGGCTTTGAAGACCTGAACATTGCGACGATGCCGTTGGTGTCGGAGCAGAGTCATGAAGACTCCTACGGCAACATCCTGATTCTTAGCCATAAGGACGGCGAAGACTTCGATCTGGCTGTCAGGGACGCGGCGGGCGACACTCTTGTCTCGGTGTATAAGGACACCACGCCGTCCTTCACTGAGCTGCCTGACACCTGCATGCACGGGTTCAGGCTGCGCGTGGTCAACGACCCCGGCACTGGGCTGGACGATTACCTTGTCGAGTTCGTGGGCGACAACGGCCCCGGTGAGATATCAAAAGGCTACTGGAAAGAGATCGCAGAGCCCGACGAGAAGACTGAGTTCGATCCTCGGACGATGCCGCACCTGCTGGTGAGAGGCGCGGACGGCGTGTTCACTTTCATTGAAGCAGGTGACACTGAGTTCCCCATCGAGTCGATTGAAGGGGCCAACCCCAACGAGCTGGTGATCTCCACCGGAGTGGTCAACCACCCGCTGGGCCTCACAGGCAACAACGCCGTACTCCTCGCTGATGGAGATGAGGTCGTAGTTCGCGGCACTGAGCGGCTAGAGGTCACTGGATCTAGCGGGACGGTGCTGGTCCCTGAAGACAAGACCTATTGGGTGCAGGTCCTGTCCACTGATTCCAACACTCAGACGATCAAGCTGTACAGCGACCCTGGTCTGGGCGGCGGCAAGATCGTAGACATCAGTGATCTGGGCAGCGGAGCCTACGGTGCGCTCTACCGGGAGAATGTCACCGGGTACAACTGGGGTGTCCGCCCTGCGGGGGATGCGATTACAAACCCGGAGCCCTCGTTCGTGGGCACTCAGATCCGAGATGTGTCGTATTACAAGAACCGGCTGGTGTTCCTCGCCGGCGAGAATGTGATCTGCTCTGAGGCGGGCGCGTTCTTCGGCTTCTGGAGAACCACGGTTGCCACGCTGCTGGACTCCGATCCCATTGACATCGCCAGTGCGGTGTCTCAGATCGCTTCGTTGCAGTCGGCGGTGCCTTACGGTAACCAACTCTGGATCACCGGCAGGCGCATGCAGCTCGCGCTGGGGCCGGCTCAAGGGCAGGCGCTGTCTCCTCGAACGGCGGACCTTCAGGTGGTGTCGAACTACGAGGTGGAGACTGGCCGCAAGCCCATCATCATGGGCACCTCGCTGTACGCTCCCTTCCGCAGGGGCGAGTACATCGGACTGTACGACTTCCACTACGACCCGCAGATCGAGGGGAGGTTCGAGGGCAACGACGCTACCGAGCATGTCCCCCACCTGATCGAAGGGGACATCCGGGGCATGGCTGCTCTTGAGCGCGAAGGCGTGCTGGCTGTGATCCCTAAGGATGCCGGCAACCTGTGGGTGTACAAGACCTTCCGCTACAACGGCAACCCGGTGCAGCAGGCGTGGGCTCACTACACCTTCTACAACGCAGACATCCGAGCGGCGTACTTCTACGACAACCAGATGTATATGGTGGTGGGGCGCGTGACCCACGGCTCGACTACTTGGTGGATCGACAAGATCGACTTCAAGCCTGACGCTGTGGACTCTGGCAGCCAGTACCTGAACTACATCGACCGCAAGTATTCGTACACCTCGACGGTCGATGAGGTGTCTGCCGATGGGTCCAGCACCGTGCTGGGTAGCATCGGAACGCTGCCTGACATGGAGGCCAACGCTCCCATGGAGGTCATCGGAACGGACGGAGTCAGGCACACCGTGACTGCGGTGACCGCTGACACCATCACCATTCGTGGCGCTCACGGCGGCAAGACCTTCTGGATCGGTGAGCGGTACGCCCTTGAGTACAACTTCGGCACGATCTATGTGCGGGAGCGGAGGACCCCCACCGGGCAAGCCAATATCGCCATCACTTCTGGGCGCACTCACCTCCGCAGGGGCCGCATCAAGTACGGAGACTCCAGCTACTTCAGGGTCGAGGTCACTGACCGCAACGGCCAGATGTTCTCGTACCCCTTCACTGGCCGGCAGCTTGGCGACAGTTTGCTCAAGGTTGGCGGGAGGCCCGAGTCCACGGGGACCTTCGACTTCCCCATCAACGGTAAGAACGACGAGATGACGATCAAGCTGGTCAATGATTCTCCGTTCGCCTCGAACCTTACCGGGGCAGACTTCGACTCCAACTTCGTCCTGCGAGGCCGGCGCGTCTGATGGTTGAGGTTGGCCTGAGGATGGCAGATCGGAACACCGATCCCGAGTACATCGGGATGCGGCTCCGGGATGCAGACCTCATGGAGATGCAGGCAGTGCAGGGCACACACGCAGACCCTGTTGCGGCTCTGCGGTACGGCATCGAGATTAGCTACTTCCCGTTCGTGGCTACTATTGACGGGGCTCCTGCCTGTGTATTCGGCGCGGTGCCCGAGCCTCACGATCCTAGGTTTGGATGTGTATGGCTGATGGGCACTGACGCAATAACCAAGCACCCGAAGACATTCCTGCGCCACTCGAAAGAGTATCTTGAGAAGGTGGCTGAACCCTTTTCGCTGCTATGGAACTGCGTGGACAAGCGCAACGATGTCCATATCCGATGGCTGAAGTGGATGGGTTTCACTTTTGTAAGAGAGATCCCGAGCATGGGCGAGCAGCGCCTGCCCTTCCTTGAGTTTGCGAAGGTGAAAGATGTGTGATCCTGTAACCGCCGCAGTCGTCATGGCGGGGGCCTCCTACGCCTCGGACGCCCAGACCAACAGAATGATCCGTGCCCAAAATGCGGCGCAGGATCAGCGGTTTGCTGCTGGAACTCAGCAGGCCCGTGAGCAGTTCCAGAGCCTAGCCGGCCAACGCTCGAACCAGCTCATGCAGATCAGTGAGGCTTCCGGCCAGAAGCGTGTGGAGCTAGAGCAGCAGGCGCGTCAGGCAGCCTCGATGGTCACCACCCGCCGAGACTCGGTGGTGGGGGCTTCCGTCGATGCCGAGCTACAGGCAGTGCATGCCGCCAGGGGCCGAGCGGACTCCGCAGAGAAGCGCAACCTGCTGATGCAGGAGCTGAACTACTACCAAGGCACCGCGCTGGATAGCGCAGAAACCGCAGCCACGATCCTTGGAATGTGGAAGCCTGACATGCCCACCATCAGTGGGGGCCAGATGCTTATCAACGCGGCTGTGCAAGGCGTATCTGCCTACGCCATGGCTGGTGGATTCCAGGCCGGCGCAGGGGCCGCTGGCGCTGGTGGTAGCGGTGCCACAGCAG